GTGACGTTGGTCTTCTGTGTAGCTACCCTTGTAATTATGAGGGTTGGTCCGCTGCCGATGTACTAGCAGTGCGTCAGATCACCGCCTTGTTTTCAAAAAATGGCGATATCGATCTGAATGACGAGATTTTCGTCACGCAAGACCAAGACGGCAACGTCTATGTTGGGTATGACCGTGAAAAAGTCACACTCGACAAGCTACACACGGCCGAAGAGAGGTGTAAAGAATCGAACGCAATCTTTCGTGCATGGCAGGGCGGGAAGTTTCAATTCCGCCCACGCGTAGAAGCTTCATTCCATGAAGCAGCGCGTCTAATTGCTACCGTGCTCGGGGACGTGCCCGACTTGGCAGACCTCAAGTTTCGTTTCGGCCCAGGGGCTACAACTGGAGTAACACGGGCTAGGTCTTCTCACATTGCGAAATGTGAGGAGGAGCTGTGTTGTAGTGAGGACCTTTTACCTATAGTCCATCACGTGCTGGCCGAAATGCCAGCGCTAGTGGATGCACATTGCCATGAAAATGCTGATGTGCGCTGGTTGCGTGAAGTGCGCTTCTGGTTGAAGGCAGATGGTGTGATCACCGATGATGACGATGAAATTCCAGTCATCACGGCTCCCCGAGCTACCGTTACGGTTAAAACCCGTGCGAGTAAACTCGGCTTCGTCCCAAAAAACGCCTTTTCTTTACGTACTACTTGCACTCAGCCGAGTCTGTCGATGCAGTTCCAGTTAGGCATCGGGGAAATACTCGCCGTGAAGTTAAGAAGCGTTGGTATAGACATTCGAGATCAGGGCAAAAACCAAGAGTTAGCCCGACTCGGGTCTTTAACCGGAGCTTTAGCAACTCTGGACCTAATCAGTGCCAGTGATACCGTGTCTACGGGGCTCGTGCAACACTTGCTCCCTATGGCATGGTATGAGTTCCTTGCGTATGGACGAACGTCATGGTGCGAACTGCCATCAGGGCGTGTAATTCGTCTTGCGCAATTCTCTTCAATGGGGAATGGCTTTACGTTTCCCTTACAGACATTGATTTTCTGGGCCCTTACGTGCACGTGCGTACCGAAGCACGAACGCAGTAATGTTTCAGTTTATGGGGATGATATTATATGCCCCACTCCGTATGTCGCACGCGTTAGAGAAATCTTAAACGCTGCTGGCTTCTGGGTTAATGAAACGAAGAGTTACTCTACTGGGTCGTTCCGTGAATCATGCGGAGCCGACTGGTTAAATGGGATAAGCGTACGTCCCTTTTACCTCAAAACCTATCTCTCAGGCATGAGCCTGTTCACAATGCACAACTTCTTCCGAAGGCGTGCAGATGACGAGATAGCTGACCTTTGCCTCGACCATATCGACCCAAGTTTACAGCGTTTCGGGCCGGATGGTTATGGTGACGGCCACCTACTACAACCCTCTCAAGGGTGGGGTGGCTGGCATGAGACTGCAGGACTACAGCGCGACGCGTACTACCGGCGCAAGCCGGGGCATGTCCGCTCTGGTTTTGGAGGTTTAACCTTCTCCACTTACACAACAAGGGCCCGTCGTGAGACGCGCCACTTTGTGGGAGATATAGTCTTCCCTCTCTATGAAGTTTATGTGAATGGAAGCCTGGGTGAGCCGCAATATAATGCGGTCATTCCTGGCACCCGCCGTTTACATACCAACGATGCAGGGCCAGATTACAAATGGCACTGGCATCGCCCTATTCGCAAGAGCCTGCGAGAGCATGCTTTAGCGATGCGGGATGCTGTAGAAGTTCGCAGCATACGGTATGAGGAGGATGGTCGCCCAAGTTTTACATTGCCTGGGTGGCATGGTTATAAGGAAATACGTATCTACACCCTCGATAGATAGTATGTCGAGTTTCGGATTCGTTCTTTTATAGAAT